AGAGGTGTTCAGATGGGTGTCAAAATGTCACCTCAGGTTAAGAGAATTGGTTGTACCAACTTAAGGTCTTTAGTTGAGGCTGACAAGTTGATACTGCAAGACTTCAATACTTACTCCGAATTAACCACTTTTATTGCACAAAAGAACTCTTGGTCTGCGGAATCAGGTGCAAATGATGATATGGTAATGTGTTTGGTTATGTTTGCATGGGTAACTACTCAGAAATACTTCAGAGAAATTGTTAACCATGACATCCGTAAACAGATGCAGTTGGAAAATATGAACCAGATTGATGAAATTACACCTCCAGAAATGATTGTTGAGGACGGATTATCACATAGCTTTGCCGTAATGGGTGGGGATGTATGGGAAGATGCTCATTCCGGTGGTGTTTATCAGAATTGGGTGCAAGATGCATTAAAACAATTCTAAAAACTACAATTCATAAATATCTCTATGGTATTCTAATGCCACAGAACACATAATAATTCAAGGAGAAAACAATGGCTTTTCAAATCTCTCCAGGCGTAAATGTATCCGAAATAGACTTAACAACTATTGTTCCTTCGGTTCTTAGTAGCGCTGGTGCATTTGCTGGATATTTCCCATGGGGTCCAGCACAAAAAATAACACAAGTTCCAGACGAAATCACATTAGCTAACCGTTTTACTGGCGGCCAAGGACCTGATTCCAACTCATACATTCAATTCTTTACTTGCGCTAGTTTCTTGGCATATGGTAATAATCTAAATGTTGTGCGTACAATTGGTGCGAATGACCACACAGCTCAAGCAAATACAACTGGTGTGCCTATTCAAATTGCAAACAAAGATGTAATGTTTGCCGATGGATTTGTACAGTACGGTGCAGGTAATGCTTACGGTTCATTCGTTGCAAGATATCCAGGCGATTTAGGTAACTCAATTCAAGTTGACGTATTCGACTCAAGCAACACACAAATCTTCAACTCAGCCACATTTACTACTGGCGGTGTTACAAGAAATTGGAACCAAGTCGTAACATCCGCACCAGGAACATCAACATATGTTTCTACATTAGGTGGTACAAACGATGAATTCCACGTTGTTGTTTCTGATGCATCCGGTTTCTTTACTGGTGTTAAAGGTACTATTCTAGAAGTATGGCCATTCCTATCTAAAGCATCTGATGCGGTAATGAATAACGGTTCTGTGTACTACAAACAATTTTTGTATGACAATTCACAGTATGTTTATGCTGTTGATCCAGTTGATTATTCCAACACGCATACAACATGGGGTCAAACAGCCGCAGGTATTGCAGGTACATCTGGTACAACATTTGCAAGAACATACGTAGGCGCAACAACAATAGCACTATCTGGCGGTTCTGATGACGTTGGTACAGATGCAACTGTTGAAACTGGTTACTCTTTGTTTGCTAATAAAGAATATGTTGACATTTCCCTAGTATTGACTGGTGGCTATGACACGACTGTACAACAATATGTTATCGACAACATTGCTAACTACCGTGCAGATTGCGTGGCGTTCTTATCTCCACCACAAACATCAGTTGTTAACCAAGCCGGTTCAGAAGCTGCTAACATTGTTACCTGGTTAGGTACATTGGCAAGAAGTTCTTCTTATGCTGTTGTTGATTCTGGTTGGAAATATATGTTCGACAAGTACAACAATGTATATCGTTGGATTCCATTGAACGGTGATATTGCTGGTCTATGTGCATATACAGACCAAGTAAGAGATCCATGGTGGTCACCAGCTGGTCTAAACCGTGGCAATATCAAGAACGCTATCAAGTTGGCATGGAACCCAGCCAAGACATACAGAGATACTCTATATGCCGCAGGTGTAAACCCAGTTGTTTCATTCCCAGGTAACGGTATTGTTCTGTTTGGTGATAAGACTCTACAAGCAAAACCATCTGCATTTGACCGTATCAATGTACGTAGATTGTTTATTGTACTAGAGAAAGCAATTGCACAAGCTGCTAAATATTCATTGTTTGAATTCAATGACGACTTTACTCGTGCTCAGTTTGTCGCCTTAGTTACTCCATTCCTACGTGAAGTACAAGGTCGCCGTGGTATTACAGACTTCAAAGTGGTTTGTGACACAACAAACAACACAGCACAAGTTATTGATTCTAACCAATTCGTTGGTGACATCTATATCAAGCCTGCTCGTTCAATTAACTTTATCCAATTGAACTTTGTTGCTGTTGGTACTGGTGTTGACTTCTCAACAGTTGTTGGTGCAGTCTAATAAATAAACCAATAAGGAGAAAACAATGGCTTTTAACATAGCAGAATTTAAAGCAAATCTAACGGGCGATGGTGCCCGTCCAAATTTGTTTACAGTTACAATGGCTTTGCCTACAATCGTAGCAAATGGCTCCGCAGCGGGCCAGAAGATTACATTTATGGCAAAAACATCTCAACTACCAGGTTCTACAATCGGTACTGTACCACTACAATACTTCGGTCGTGAAGTTAAGTTTGTTGGTAACAGAACATTTGCAGACTGGACATTGACCATCATCAACGATGAAGATTTCTTAATCAGAAATGCAATCGAAGATTGGATGAACTCATTGAATAGTAACGCAGGTAACGTAAGAGCTGCGAATGCTGTTAATTCTACACAATATTCTACTGATGCCAAGGTAACACAATACGGCAAAGCAGGAGATACATTGAAGGATTATACATTTGTGGGTATGTTCCCTACTGATTTGGCACCTATTGATTTGGATTGGGGTTCAAATGATACGATTGAAGAATATTCCGTAACATTTGCTTATCAATACTGGGAATCAAATACTACTTCTTAATGTTATACTGGAGAACCTTCGGGTTCTCCTTTATGTTTTTGTGAACTTGAAATTTAAATAATATGACACCTACAACAATATATCTTGTTACAAATAAAATTTCTGGAACCCAGTATGTTGGTTTCACAACTAAGCCTTTGTCTGAAAGAATAAAAACTCACAAAAGCCGAATGAATTGTGGTGTTAAAAACAAATTATATGAATCTATAAAAAGTTATGGCTGGGATAATTTTAATTGGAATGTAATATATCAATCTTGGGATGCAGACCATTGTTTAAATATTATGGAACCGTATTTCATAGAACAATATAATACATTAAAAAACGGTTACAATATGACTAATGGAGGTGAAGGAACCGTAGGGTATTGGAATGAAGAAACTAAAAAGATACAAAGTAATTTTATAAAAAATACTTGGACACCAGAAAGAAAAATAAAAAACGGAATATTAGCAAAAGAAAAAATGACTGGTGTACCAAAAACAAAAAATCATAAAAATAATATGAAAGGCCTCAGGCCACATATTAATCAAACGGGTGAAAAAAATAATAATGCAAAACCAATAATAACACCGTATGGCAAATTTGGTTCTATAAAAACCGCTGAAAAAGAATTGAAGGAAAAAGGAATAAATCTATCCTATAAACAAATATGGTATAGATTAAATACACAAGATGATTGGAATTATACATTATGACACCTAATAATAAGTTTAGTTTGTTCGGTTTTACAATCTCTCGTGAAAAAGACGAAGAAGATAAAAAAGTCCAACAATCGTTTTCACCTCCGGCGAATGAGGATGGTGCACTCACGATTACTTCGGCAGCCTATTATGGTACATATGTTGACCTAGACGGAACGGCAAAGAATGAAGTAGAACTTATTTCTAGATATCGTGAAATGTCAATGCAACCAGAGATTGAAGGTGCAATTGATGATATCGTTAATGAAGCCATCTGTGAAGACAAAGACGGTAACATTACACAAATTATTCTGGATGACTTAGAACAGCCAGAGAAAATCAAAAAAGCAATCAAAGAAGAATTCAATACAGTCCTACGCTTGTTAAACTACAAGAATATGGCACATGATATCTTCCGCAGATACTATGTTGATGGTCGTTTATTTTACCACGTAATTATAGACAAAGAAAATCCAACAGCAGGTATCAAAGAATTAAGATACGTTGACCCACGTAAGCTACGTAAAATCCGTGAGATTAAAAAACGCAAAGATGAGCGTACCGGTGTAGAGATTATGGATACGGTCAACGAGTATTACATATTCAACGACAAGGTAACTACTGGATCGTCTTCCAGTTTCGGTCCTGTTGGTATTCGTATTACGACAGACTCTATTCTATCCGTTGTCTCAGGACTCATGGATTCACGCCGTGCAGTTGTACTATCATACATCCACAAAGCAATTAAGCCTTTGAACCAGTTACGTATGATTGAAGATGCGACAGTTATCTATCGTATCTCTCGTGCACCAGAACGTAGAATCTTTTATATTGACGTTGGTAACTTGCCTAAACTAAAGGCAGAACAGTACCTACGTGACATTATGGTTAAGTATAAGAACAAGTTGGTATATGATGCCAACACAGGTGAAGTCAGAGATGACCGTAAGTTCTTATCAATGATGGAAGACTTCTGGTTACCACGTAGAGAAGGTGGTAAAGGTACAGAGATTACTACATTGCCTGGTGGCCAAAACCTAGGCGAATTAGAAGACGTTAAGTACTTTGAAAAGAAACTATATAAGTCCTTGTGTGTACCGGTTTCTCGTTTGAATCCAGAACAACAAGGTTTCTCTCTAGGTAAAGTCAATGAGATTACTAGAGATGAATTAAAGTTTGCCAAGTTCGTAGATAGATTACGCAATAAGTTTGCAGAGATATTTGACCAAGCTTTACGTGTACAATGCGTAATGAAAGGTATCTGTACAGACGATGAATGGAAATTATTCAAAGAAAGTATTCAGTACGACTTTGCCAAAGACAATAACTTCTCAGAATTAAAAGATGCTGAGTTGGTTAGAGAAAGAGTTTCATTGTTGGCCGAATTGGATGCATATGTTGGTACCTATTTCTCACAAGCATGGGTACAACGAAACGTCCTACATATGAATGATGATGAAATCAAGTTGATGCAGGAAGAAATTGAAGAAGAAAAGGCAGCAGGTCTAGGTTTACCAGTTGCAGTTACAAATCAAATTGCTCAGCAACAAATGATGAGCGATATTCCAAATCAACCAACTCATCCTGATGACCTGGAAGCAGAAGAAGCTAAACAAGAAATGGCAGCCAAATCTAAAGCAGGTTCTAAGAATGAGGAAAAATCATTTGATAGACTTAAACGAATATTATAGGAGACCAAGATGTCAGATTACTCAACAAGAAATATAATTGACTTTGCATACGATGATGACGGTAAAGCATTCCGTGATGCACTATATGCAGAGATTCACGACCGTGTTGCTGGTCAATTTCAGGCAAGAAAACAAGAATTAGCACAAACATTCTTGGCACCTGAGCACCAAATGGCATTACAACCACACGCAGAAGAACTTGCAACAGAATCAGTTGAAATTACAGAAGATGTAGAACAACTAGATGAAGGCAAAATGGACAAGATGACACTATCTGGTCTATGGCATAAACACGCACAACATACATATTTGTCCGACCAAGGATTTGGTGATGGCCACACAAGTCTGCAACACAACGACCATGCAGCTACTGCAATTGAAAACCATGTTCGTAAACACCATGGTAATAAAGTTGCTGATGATATGGTAAGTCACTCACACCACCATCTTGCTCAGTCTGAATATGCAGGTGCTGAAGACCACGACCATCACGAAAAAGAAATGGTTAAATTGAGAGCAAAACACAAAATTTCCGATAAACATCCAACAATAAAATAAATGAAATCATTCGGTGATTTTAAGGTTAAAAAAGTAGAACCTCCTGTAGAAATACAGGAGGAATCTCTATTGGAAGCCGTAGATTATGAAGATATTAGAGGTGTTTTAGTAGAAGCTTCTGATACAGATCCACCACCAGTACTTGTATTACGTAGAAAATCCATTAGACGTTTATCTAATAAACAAAAAGTGGCATTATACTACGTGGATAAGATTAATAAATATGTAACAATACCATATGAAGGTAGCATATTATCGGCCACTATTAATGAAGACTTTGAAGAATTAAATACCTATGATATTATTTCAGAACTAAAAGACATTGTTGAAAATAATTGTAAGAAATCAATAATGTTAGAAGATGGTAACTGGAAAAACGTAAGTGTTCATACCGCAATGTCTATATTAGAAGTTTATGATAACCATTTGTCTAAAGAAAATAAACAACTCTTTGCTGAAATGGCCATTAAGAGTGTAGCAGATTTTAACAGAGTGGTTGATTTTGTTAATAAAAATTTAAAGTAATAAAAGATGTCAAATAAATTCACATACCAAGTCTTGAGAGACACACAAACAGACTCTGTTATTAAGTTAACTGGTGTGTTTGACGGCACTTCAGGTCAAGAAATGAACCTGTCTCGTATTCAAGCCAATACATTAAGCAATGCTTTGGCAACAAACAGTTATCTACTTGCAAACTCAACCTCACAATTTGCAAATACACCACTACCTTACTATGACCTACAAATTACTGGTGTAAAATATTACGTTAACTTCCCAACATCCGCAGTTGGTGGTGTAGAATTGTTCTGGTCAGGTAATAATGCTACAGGTTCTTTTGCATCAGGTTATGCAAACTCATCAACAATTTTCCATCTAAACTTACAAGGTGAGTTTGGACTAGGCGAACAATTACCATCTATTCTAAACAATTCTGGTGATGGTGTTCATGCCAACACAATAGGTAACGGTGATATCGGTATTCAAACAACTGGTGGTACGGCCAACTCAGCATACACATTAATCATATCACTACGTAAGAACAACGCAATGTACCAACGTGGTCAGTTCAACGAACCTTCAGCGTTCAACTACAAACCATATGGAGTTACACCGTAATGGCAAACAATTATACATACGAAATCTTAAAAGATACCACTCAAAAAGTGGTTATCAAACTAACTGCCAACTTCGATGGTTCAGGACAAGAAAACAATGTGGCACGTATTCAAGCAAACACATTATATGGTGCATTAGGTACAGACGGATTACCTTTAGGGTATCCAGGTGCAAGCAATGTTGCACTACCATTCTACGGTTTAACTGTATCTAGAGTTGGTTACAATATTGCATCACAACAAAAAGGTTATGTAGAATTATATTGGACAACAGCCAACACAGCAGGCGGTACACCAATTATGAATATGGATCTATGTGGTCAATATTCAGAAGACCAAGGTATGGTATCAATTAGAAACAATGCAGTAAATCCGACAGGTGATATTGGAGTTCAAACTTTTGGTCTTACAGCCAACTGTGCATATACATTATTTGTAGAATTACGCAAAGACAACCAATACTATCAACGTGGCCAGTTCAATGACCCAGCCGCATTTAACTATAAACCTTACGGATTAACACCATGAAACTAATCAAAGAAGTAGTAGAAACAGTTCAATATCTTACCGAAGAAAAAGACGGTAAGAAGACTTTATTCATTGAAGGACCGTTTCTAGTATCAGAAAGAAAAAATAAAAATGGTCGTTTGTATGAATACGACACCATGAAAAAAGAAGTTGCAAGATATTCAGAAGAATATATCAACAAGAACCGTGCGTTTGGTGAATTGGGACATCCAGATACTCCTTCTATTAATCTAGACCGTGTATCACATATGATTGTTGGATTAAAAGAAGACGGTAATCAATGGGTTGGTAAAGCAAAAATTCTCGAAACACCTATGGGTAACATCGCTAGAAACCTAATTGAAGGCGGTGGACAACTTGGTGTATCATCAAGAGGTATGGGATCATTGAAGAATGTTAATGGAGTTAACATTGTTCAGGACGACTTTTATCTAGCCACAGCGGCAGATATTGTAGCAGACCCTTCTGCACCTGGTGCTTTTGTACAAGGTATTATGGAAGGCAAAGAGTGGATGTTAGTTAATGGAGTATGGACCGAAGCAGACCAAGAGCAATCTATTCGTCAAATTCGCCGTGCATCATCTAAAGAAATTGAGGCAGTTAGCCTAAGTATCTTTGAAAACTTCATCAGAAAACTTTAAAATAATAAATATCTAAACATAGAATCAAGGAGATTTTCAAAATGGGAAAATTAACAGACGCCGCTAAGCAATTACTAGAAGGCTCAAAAGAAACTTTCGATGCAAACATTGCACAGAAACGTGGTCAACGTGGTTCCGACAAGCACCCTAA